CTGCTCGATTCCTTTTAGCTTCTGCTATGGTTCGAATGTTTACTTTTTCTAGATTCGGTATGATTAGATCATACTCTGAATATTCGGGCTTGATAAAACTACAGTAGGTGTTTTTGCTGAGGTGTATCTCTCTTAGCAAATCCTTATTAGTAAGGTATTTGATTTTTGGAGGGCTTATCATATGTTCGTATTACTCCTATTAGAATATAATAATAGCATATTTTTCTTCCGATAAATAGAGTATAGCGGAGAAAATATACTCAAAATGGCATTATCTATCAACCCTTTGGCAAAATTAGTTTCATCAGTTTCGCAACAGGTATCATCTGCTGCAGATTCAGCTAACACAGCACTGCAAGGCGAACAGTTTGCTTCTTTAAAAAATAATGTAAATGATGCGGTTTCTAGACTAAGTGGTGGCATAGGCAGCGGACTAAATGGCATCACAGCTTCAGCTAACACTTTTGCAGCTGATGCTAAAGGAGCACTAGCCGGCATATCTGGCGCTCTAGGTGGTGGAGGAAATCCCATACAGTCTTTGGCATCTAACGCTTCTGCAGCTGCTGGCGGATTAGCCGATGCTGCTGGTAGTATATCTAACACAGCTTCAAACATCGGAGCCAGTCTAAATAAACTAGGCCTTGCTTCAGGAGGTCTTGGAGGCGGACTAGCCAGTTTGGCCGGACAGATATCGTCAGCAGCAGGTGTATTAAACAATTTGTTGAGTGTAGCCAGGGGAAAAAATTTACCAGCAGGAGCAGAATTATTTAGTGCCACTGGTTCTTTCGTCGAGCTTAAAGCGAACCCTGCCAACGACTGGCGTGTAAAATTAAATGCTAACTTTGGTCTATTTGGTAACGCATTTCAGCGTCTTTCTGATACTGGTGGATTCTGTTGGCCTTACTTGCCTAATATCACAGTATCAACTAAAGCAAATTACACTCAGATAGATCCTGTACACAGCATACAACCTTTCTATGCATATAAAAACAGTCAAGTAGATGACATTCAGATCAGCGGTGAATTTTCTGTTGAAACAGAATTAGATGCAGAGTACTGGATACAGGCTACTACGTTTTTAAAAACAGCTACCCGAATGTTTTATGGTCAAGGAGAAAATGTAGGTAATCCTCCTATCATCTGTAATTTAAACGGTTATGGTGCTCGAGTGTTTAACGGAGTACCAGTGATTATTAAAAGTTTTTCAGTTGACTTTAAAGAAGATGTCAACTATATGAAATACAATTCATCTGACGGAGCCCCGACTTGGGTTCCTGTTCTCAGCAATATATCAGTGACAGTGTCACCAATCTACAATAGAAGTAGATTGCGACAGTTTAATCTCAAAGACTACGCTAGAGGAAACACAGTAGCAGGAGCAGGATTTATCTAATCATGGCATCATATAATAAAGTTAGTCCTTATCGAAATACCAAAGAAAACAAGTTGTATCTAGAATTGTTGACTATTAGACCTGTGCCTGCAGAAAAAGACGATTATCTTTATACCATAGAAAATCAATACCAGCATAGGCCCGATCTATTGGCCTTTGATCTATATGGAAATGCTGGTCTGTGGTGGATATTTGTACAACGTAATATGGATGTGATTAAAGATCCTATCTATGATTTTGAACCAGGTGTACAAATCTACTGTCCTAAAAAATCAAATGTAGAAAAGTATATAGGAGTTTAAGATGTCTATTTTTAGAGACATTGGCCAAACATTTTCTAATCTTGTCAGGCCGGACGGATTCCCCGCACTAAACTTACCGTCAGTACCTAATATTTCTACAGGGTCTGCACGAACAATCACAGGTCTACTAACAGGTAATTCGGCAGTATTAGATCCATTCAAAGCAGCCGGTATGAATCAGGATCCGACTAGAACACCCGAAGTTCAAACTTTTGGATTGACCAAACCTAAAGGCGATGGTCCTCCCTACGATAACGTTTTAGAGCAGTTTGCTTCTTATGTTCCGTTGTGGACATTAGCCTGTCTAGAACCGTTTCAGTTTAACGATCCTAGCAGCTATAGAGGAAATCCAGCTAAACTTAAACATATAGTGATATCATCTGCTGGCCGGTATGACAGTCAGAGAGTAAACACAGTAAATGGTGCTCCTGAATATTTTATAGACAACGTAAATTTTACTCATCAATTGATATCAATGAAAGGCAATACCAATGCTAGTGGTCTTAGTTTTGATGTTTATGAACCTTACAGCATGGGTTTATTTTTTCAAAGTCTCAACGTTGCTGCGGTAAATGCCGGATATCCCAGTTACGTTGGTAATGTTCCTTATCTGTTAAAACTAGAATTCTTGGGTTATGACGACAAAGGTAAAGTTTTTACCAGCACAGAAACGTTGGCCAAATATTTTACCATTAAAATTACAAATTCAACAATGAAAGTAGATGAAGGCGGCAGCAAATATAAGGTCACAGCCAGTCCCTATCATCATGAAGGCTTCGCTAATTCTGTAAACGTAGTTCCTAATAATATCAGTCTCTCTGGAGAAACAGTCAAAGAAGTTTTATGCACAGGAAAAAACAGTCTTATGCAGGCTCTAAATTCTGCGCAATTTAGATTAGTTGATAAAAATCAAATAGAATATCCTGATCTATACCAGATAGTTTTTCCTACAGGTTTTGATGATGATGTAGGGTTAGTCAACGGGCTGAGTTCAGAGGAACTTAGAGCAACTATCGTGCCTGATGCAGAAGTTCAGGGAGACACTGCGGTAGTTCCTCCTAGCCTAGACCTAGAAACAGTAGACTTCGGAGAAGGAGAGATAGGAACTTCTAGCCTAGGATTTGATGCACAGTCCGGAGGAAACTATGTTTTTAAAACAGGACCTGACGTTATAGATCCAGAAACCGGAAGGATCCAGCGAGACAAGATGTCTATAGATCCTAAGAGGAGAACCTTTCAGTTTGAACAAAACATCAAGATTACAGATATTATAAACAACATCGTAGCTAGTTCAAAATACTGCACAGAAAGTTTAAGAAACGAGCCCGATCCTCAAGGAATGATAGATTGGTTCAGGATCGATGTGCAAACCCAGATCAGTGAATTTGATACCAAGAGAGCCATCAATGCAAGAAAGTACATCTTTAGAATAGTTCCTTATAAAGTCAATGCTATGATTTTTACCAATCCAACTTCGGCGACTGCGGGATCAGCTGAGTTAGAAAAAATCATAGCCAAACGTTATGACTATATCTATTCTGGACAAAACAATGATTTATTAAAATTCGATTTAGTATACGACGGTATGTTCAATAGAGGAGCATTGGTGACTAATGCTAATGATCATGCCACGATACAAAACACAGATAATCAAGGAACTACAGCTAGTCCTAAGACTACAGCTGAGGTTCAAGAAGGGCCGTCAGCTACAGCAGCAGCCACTGAAACTGGAACAGCTCCAGTAAAAGCCAACTACAAAATTAAAACCGGTACGGCGTCCGGAGACAAAACTGCTGAGCAGATAGTAGCTAATGTGTTTCAAGACAGTTTTGAAGGCGCTTCTAATGATATGATAAATGTCACAGCAGACATCTTAGGCGATCCCTATTATATTTCAGATAGCGGATTTTGTGCAAATTATCTCAGCGACTTCGGTCCTAACGAGCAAATAACTGCCGATGCCTCGATGAATTATGAAGGCTCAGAGATATTTGTCTACATAAGTTTCAGAACTCCGGTAGAACCTAATCTTGGAACCACCGGTCAAGGAGGATTGTATAATTTTCCTAAAGATCAATGGGTCAGCCCTTATAGCGGAATCTATAAAGTTGTGCAGGTAGAAAGTAAATTTAATAGCGGTACTTTTCAACAGACTCTACAGCTGAATAGACAACAGAATCAAAGCATTGATTACAAAGGTAGAGAAGCTATCGAGAAACAGACTCAGCTGTTATATAATACTGATAAAAAAGAACCTCCTAAGAGTAGCCCGGTTGACGATCCTGGTTACAGTGAGTTTGTTTAAAGGAAAACATGAGAGACGGAAGAACATCTAGCAGCGATGGCGCAGGTAAAATAGCCCAAGGTATACTTATGGCTAAGGTTGTTGGATATCTCGATCCGTCCTTCATGTGCGGACTAGAAGTTACTCTTTTGAGAGATCAGGGAAATAATGTTGGCGAAGCCACGCAAAGCTATCAGGTCAAATATGCCAGTCCTTTCTACGGATCTACGGCATTTGAAAATCTTGGACTCAATAAAGCTGATTTTAACGATACTCAGAAAAGCTACGGTATGTGGTTCCCAACACCAGAAATAGGAACTACAGTACTAGTGGTTTTTGTAGACGGCAATCCTGCGGAAGGATACTTTATAGCCTGTGTGCCTGGAAGATTTATGAATCATATGATTCCGGCCATTGGTGGAAGTACAGAGTATGAAATCACAGATGTCGACAAGAAAAAATATGATACCACTCAGCCGTTGCCAGTCGCAGAAGTAAACAGAAAAACAAATACACTAGAAAAAAGTCTATCTATTGAAAAAATCAAAAGACCAGTACATCCTATCGCAGATAGATTTTTAGAGCAAGGTCTTTTAGAAGATGATGTCAGAGGAGTTACTACATCTACAAGCCGACGAGATGCACCTAACACAGTGTTTGGGATATCAACTCCGGGTCCGTTTGATCGACGACAAGGAGCTAAAAAACAGTTTGTTGGAGACAGACAGAATCTCAGCCCAGTAACTATGCCAGTAAGCCGATTAGGAGGAACAACTCTAGTCATGGACGACGGTGAAGATAGATATCAAAGAAAGAAACCAGCCAGTGAAGGTCCAGTAGAATATGCCGACACTCTCGCAGGAGAAAAGGGAGATGCCAATGTTCCTTATAACGAATATTTTAGAGTACGGACTAGAACTGGACATCAAATACTACTGCACAACTCAGAAGACCTAATCTATATAGGAAATGCTCGAGGTACTGCTTGGGTTGAATTGACTAGCAACGGCAAAATAGATATCTATGCGCAAGACAGTATCAGCATCCACACAGAGAACGATTTAAATATACGTGCTGACAGAGATATAAATCTCGAAGCAGGTCGTAATATCAATATTAAAGCTCACGAAAAACTATATCAAGAATCTCTAGGAGACACTAAGATACTGATAGGAGCCAACGGTGCCATAACTACAAAATCAGATCTACATGTAGCTACATCAAAATCAAATTATTTTTCTGCAGGTGCCGAAACGCATACAAAAAGTGGTGGCGGATATTTTGAGACCGCAGCTACTATCAATATGAATGGACCGGCAGCAAAATCAGCAACAGCAGAATCACCATTAGACACACACGATAATCCAGTAACTAGCTCAGAAGAAAAATGGGAAGGAAAAAATAGATATCAGAAAAAAGATCCTCTCAAGAGTATAATGAAGCGTATACCTATGCATGAGCCTTGGCTGTTGCATGAAAATCAATCGCCTAATTTACTAACTCCTGACAATACTGACAGGGAGACATAACATGGCTAAATTATACAATCAAAAAAGTGCAGCTTCAATGAATGCCACAGTCGTTGAATCTTCAAATTCGGTTTTTACCTACAAAGGTTTTAGTTCACAAGATTCTAAAACTGGTTTTAAATCTTACGATATAGACCTAGTCAAACAGGATATTGTAAATCATTTTTATATTCGCAAAGGCGAAAAACTAATGAATCCAGATTTTGGTACAGTAATCTGGGACCTGTTATTTGAACCCTTCACTGAAGATGTTAAAAAGTTGATCGTAGAAGACGTTGAGCAGATAATAAACTATGATCCAAGGATTTCTATAAATGGAGTGTCCATAGACAGCACAGATATGGGTATACGTATAGAAGCAGATATAACATATCTACCATTTAACGTCAATGAGCGTATGGCATTTAATTTTGATAAAGAAAATAAGATTATAAACTGACCAGATAATTTTATCTGGTAAATATGAGATAGGAACCGGCAATGACCACAACAACTAGACAAAATTCATTGATTCTAAACGAAGATTGGCGTAGAATATATCAGACATTTAAAAATGCTGATTTTAAATCTTACGATTTTGAAAATCTACGCAGAGTTATTATAGCCTATTTCAGAGAAAATTATCCAGAAGATTTTAACGACTATATCGAAAGCAGTGAATATCTTGCACTGATTGATGCTATAGCATTCCTAGGACAGAGTCTAGCTTTTCGTATAGACTTAGCCAGCCGAGAAAATTTTTTAGAATTAGCAGAACGTCGCGAAAGCGTCTTGAGATTAGCCAAGATGCTCAGCTATAATGCCAAAAGAAATATTGCTGCCAAGGGATTATTAAAATTTGACACAGTTACAACAACTGAAAATATCTTAGATAGTAACGGGAAAAATCTAGCTCAGCAGACTATAGTGTGGAATGATACTACTAACACTAACTGGGCCGAGCAGTTTGTTACTGTTTTAAATTCGGCCATGGCAGATAACACAGAATTTGGTCGTAGTCAAGGATCTGCAGTTATCGATGGGATCAACGCAGAGCAATATAGATTCAGAACAGCATCAATCGATGTTCCTATTTTTACATTTAGTAAAATTGTAGCAGGACGCCAGATGATCTTTGAGCTAGTCAGTACAGCTTTTAAAGGCAGAGAGGAGATCTATGAAGAACCGCCTACTCCTGGGAATCAGTTGGGATTTGTTTATAGAAATGATGGGCGAGGAGGAACTAGCGCCAACACAGGATTTTTCCTGTTGTTCAAACAAGGAAATTTAGAATTAGCAGATTTTTCAGTAGCTGTTCCAACTACTAACGAATTAGTCTCAGTCGATAGCAATAATATCAACAATGATGATGTTTGGTTGTTTAAGCTCAGCTCGTCAGGTGCGCAACAGGACGAATGGGTTAAAGTACAGGCGCTGACAGGAAACAATATTGCATACAATAGCATAACATCTGATATTAGAAATATCTATTCTGTTATCACAAAAGAAAATGATAGAATAGACCTGGCATTCGGTGACGGAGTCTATGGTAATTTACCTCAGGGAGCTTTCCGAGTATACTATCGTAAGAGTAACGGACTAATTTATCAGATAGCTCCTAATGAAATGCAAGGTATATCTATAACGATACCATATGTCAATAAAGTAGGAGTAGCTCATTCTCTAACAGTTACACTAAGTTTAAAATATACAGTAAACAGTTCTTCAGCAACAGAATCTGTAGATTCTATCAGAGTCAATGCTCCTGCCCAATACTATACACAAAATAGAATGATAACTGGAGAAGATTATAACCTAGCTCCGTTGTCGACTAGCCAAGATATACTTAAAGTCAAAGCGATCAATAGAACATCGAGCGGTATCAGCAGAAATTTTGATGTACTAGATGCCAGCGGAAAATATAGCAATGTAAATGTATTTGCAGACGACGGGTTGATTTATAGATCAGATATAGAAAGATCTTTGTCTTTTAAATTCACAAACAGAATCGATATTGTCAACTTTATACGAAACAGTATAGAGCCGATATTCACTGACACTGATATCTATAATTTTTATCTTACTAAATTTGATAAAATTTTATTTCCTCCTACTGCGCTATGGGAACAAGTTTCAGTCGGGGTTAATCTTAGTACCGGATATTTTAAAAATTCAATTGATGGAAGTAAATTAAAAGTGGGAACCTATACTACGAGTGTTCTACGATATCTTACAGTTGGATCATTGATTAAATTTGTTCCTCCTCCCGGAAAGTCTTTTAAAAACGGTAAACTAGTAGACACAGATTCTCAAGATGCAGAACAACGACAGTACATATGGACCAAGGCTGTAAAAATAGTTGGAGACGGAATAGCAAACAACACCGGTGTTTTAACCGGAAACGTAGGTCCTGTACAGTACAGTGATCTTATTCCCTCAGGAGCGATCGCTTCTAGAGTAGTTCCAAAATTTACAAATAATATTCCTACAGCTCTTGAAAATGAAATGGTAAATTTAATCACAGCTAATTTAAATTTTGGTCTGCGATACGATTATCTAGATTCTCAATGGAAGATTATCACAGCTCCAAATTTAAATTTACTAGATGCATTTAGTCTAGGTAAAGCCGGAGATACTACTAATAGCGGCCTAGACAGCTCTTGGATGTTGGCGTTTATCAAAGAACCTGAGCAATATGTTGTCAACATCCGAGGAACAGACTATATTTTTGGAAGTCTGAAACAAAATAGATTTTATTACGACGATAGTCAGCGGGTTTATGATAGCAGAACTAATACTGTAATCAAAGATCAAGTAAAGGTATTAGGTATCAATCCTGCTGGCGATCTAATAAATCCTCTTAAACAGGACTTACAATTTGAAATTTCAGATTCTATTATTTTTGATGACGGATACCAAAGTACAGAAGAAATAAAAATCACATTCTTTGACAGTGACGACGATGGTGTGATTGACGATCCGGATGCTTTTGATCTTATAGTAGGAACAGCTAACAGCTATCTATTTTTCCAGGAAACAGTAGATTCCTTGGGAAATAAGATCCGACAGTTTGTGGACAATTCTGACGACCATATCCTTATCTATCAAAAAGAAAGTCTTATAAATCCCGGAGATTTTTCAGATGGACAATTGATTTATTTCTATGACATTGATGAAAATTTAATAAAGAGAGTCAATGGATCTTCAAACACATTGACAGTAGAACCAACATATTCTGCGAATCTAGGCAGAGCAAAATTAAAGTTTCAGTACATTCACAATGCTAATGTAGATAGAAGAATAGATCCTAGTTCTAGCAATATTATTGATGTATATCTGTTGACCAGAAGCTACGATACTACCTACAGAAATTATCTAGCCGGTGCAGCGACTAAACCTGAAGCGCCAACTAGTGACGGCCTTCGAGTTAGTTTCGGCAGTAATCTCAATCTTATCAAATCGATCAGCGACGAAATAATCTATCATCCAGTAGAATATAAAGTTTTATTTGGATCTACTGCTGACGTAAAATTACAGGCACAGTTTAAGGTGGTAAAAAATTCTAATAAATTGATCAATGATAATGATCTTAAAGTTAGGATTATCACTGCTATAAATTCTTTCTTTGATATCAATAACTGGGATTTCGGAGATAGATTCTATATCTCTGAATTGATCACGTATGTAATCAATACAGTAGCCCCTGATATATCTAATATGGTAATTGTTCCTCGCCAGGCGTCTCAGAGTTTTGGAAGTTTATTTGAAATACAGAGTAGAGTGGATGAAATTTTTATCAGTGGAGCTACTGTTGACGATGTTGAAATAATACAATCTATAACCGCAGCTGAACTTAGAATTTCAGCAGATTCAATAGTTACTAGTACAGGTCAATAATAATGGCATCTAATTTTTATCCAGACAGTAATCTTCCTATAAGAAAAACCGTAGACCTTCTGCCCGAAGTCTTTAAGACCGAAGCTAATACCAAGTTTATGGAAGCTGTGGTAGATCCTTTAGTTCAGCCTGGACTGTTAGAAAAGACTGTAGGGTATATTGGTAGAAGATATGGCAAGACCTATAATCTATCGGATGTATATCTCGACACTGATCAGACACTTCGATCTAGGTATCAATTGGAACCTGGAGTAGTTGTAAAGAAAGACGGGAAAATTGAAAATTTTTATGATTATCTTGATCTAAAAAATCAGTTGAAATTTTTTGGAAACTTTGATGAAAACGACAGTAAGATCACTGACCAAGAACATTATAGTTGGAATCCTCCCATTGACTGGGATAAATTTGTCAACTATCGAGAGTATTATTGGGTTCCTGAATTCCCTCCATCAGTAGAAATTAAAGGACAATCTCAGCGAGTAGTTAGTACCTATAAAGTTTCTCTAGGACTCACTGACACTTATATTTTTAGTCCCGATGGATTTACTAATAATCCTACGCTAACTTTATACAGAGGACAGACATACAAGTTTCAAATCAATGCTCCGGGCAACGGAATGATTATTCGTACCGCTATCGATACTGGAACTCTTTTATATAATCCTAATCTGCCGTACAGCAAAGATCAATTCGTGATATTTGATGATAAGCTATGGAAGGCCAAACAGGCAATACCAGTAACTGACGGCAGCAGCATAGATGAGAATTCTCAAGATTGGGAGTTTGTTGATGACGTTTATCAGACATCTGCTCTTGATTATAATACAGGTGTAGAAAACAATGGCATAGTGAATGGCACACTGACATTCACCGTACCGTTTAACGCTCCCGATGTACTGTTTTATCAAAGTGCCGTAGAACCTAACAGATTCGGAAGATTTTTAATCGATGATATTGATTCTAATACTAAGATTGATATAGACAAAGAAATACTAGGTAAAAAATCCTATACCAGCAGTAATGGGGTGACATTCACTAATGGTTTAGTAGTTACATTTTCCGGTCAGGTAATACCTGAAAAATATTCTAGGAATAATAGCAAATGGTTAGTTGAGGGCGTAGGCAGTGAAATAACATTGATAGATCTAGACCTTTTAGAAATTAGTCCATTAGAAAAGTCTTCTCCTATAGAAATATTGTTTGACAATTCCGGTTTCGACACCGAGCCATTTGACGATGCCGCCACGTATCCTGCAGCTAAAGATTATATTACTATAAATCGATCAAGCCGAGATCGCAATGCTTGGAGTCGATACAATCGATGGTTCCACCGAAGTGTCTTAGATTTTGCTCACAGTTTTAGCGAATCTAGTTTCGAGGCGCTAGAAACATCCAGAGCTAAACGACCGATTATAGAATTTAAACCAAACATCCAATTGTTTAATCACGGCTCATCAGCCAAACTAGCTGTGGACTTTATTGATAATTTTACTTCTGATATTTTTTCAACGATTGAAGGCAGCTCAGGATATATTATAGACGGAGAATTTTTGTTTAACGGTGCTAGATTGTTAGTTACTGCCGACACTGATTCTACAGCGAATAACAGAATCTATGTTGTGAATTTTATCAAGCATAACAGTAATAATCTACAGATAAGCCTGACGAGAGCTGATGATCATGAACCAATTTCAGGTGAAAGCGTATTAGTTAAACGAGGTAAGAATTCTAAGGGATTGATGTATTATTTTGATGGAACTTCTTGGAAGGCTAGTCAAAAAAAGACTCGAACACAACAACCTCCGAAATTTGATGTCTTTGACAGCGACGGTGTAAGTTTCGGTGATCCAGAAACGTATCCCGTGAGCACATTTAGTGGTAGCGAAATAGTTAGCTATAAACTAGGATCAGGCCCGATAGATACAGAATTAGGTTTTTCTCTGAGCTACCTCAATATCGATAACGTCGGCGACATACTATTTGATTATGATTTTGATTCAGATGAGTTCATCTACAAAATTGACACGCAGATACTGACTAAAAAAGTTGACACTGGATTCTATAAAACAACAAATGATCAAGCATATTATAACGGATGGAAATTATTAGATCCTGACTATGCTCAACCCATATTAGAAACTATAGCAGTAGACAAAGATACAAACCAGATCATTTCGTCGGCGATAGATTGGAAAAATACTTCAACTACAGAAATTAAAAAAATATTGATCTACAAGAATGGACTGTTGTTTAAAGGTTCTTATTCTAGAAATGAAAACACATTTGTCTTTGAAGACCAATTCAAAGAAAATGATGTGGTAGTTTTAAAAGTATTTACAGATGCTGTTCCTGATCAAGGATACTATGAAATACCTTTGGGATTAGAAAAAAATCCGTTGAATACCGAAATAGAAAGTTTTACATTAGGTCAGGCATCTGATCATGTTTCTACAGGGCTAGATTTAATCAACGACTTTGTTGGAATATATCCGGGTTCTAGCAATTTAAGAGATTTAGATGATTATCAGAATCTCTGTAAGAGATTTTTAAAACATTCAGCACCGTCGCCTGTGGCCGCTGCGCTGATTTGTGATAAATCGATCAATATTATTAAATCGATCCAGCAGGCTAAAAAGTCATATACAGATTTTAAAAATAATTTTGTTGATCTCGCATACAAATTATACTATGATCAACAACCTTTAGATTTTGTTGATGTTATACTAGATGAAATTGGAAGAACAAAAAATCCTCAAAGTCCCTATGCCGGCTCTGATATGGTAGGCAATGGAGCATTCAGCGAGCTGCGTTATGAAGTTGAAGACGAAGGAATTAAAACTTTTGCGTTGTCTGAAAAATTTGATCTAGATACTTTAAGTTCTAGAGCTGTATACGTTTATATAAACAACCAACAACTGCTACATGGTTCAGACTATGTTTTTGATTCGACTTTCGGATTTGTAAGATTAACCGTTTCATTAGTCGAAGGCGATGTAATTATTATACGAGAATATGTTTCAACAGCTATAAATTTCATACCGGCAACACCGACTAAACTTGGCCTCTATAAAAAATATAAGCCGATGAAATTTCTCGATGATACCTATGTCGAACCAAAAGAAGTAATTCAAGGACACGACGGAAGCATTACTGTTGCCTATGGTGATTTCCGAGATGATGTTCTTTTAGAATTAGAAACAAGAATCTATAACAATATCAAACAGCACTATGATGAATCTGTGTTTGACATTGATAAAATTCTAGGCGGATATTATAAAACCGGACTTTATAATAAAAAAGATCTCGATAATATTGTAAGTGTTGATTTTCTCAAATGGATCGCTGATACTAATATTGACTATGTAAACAATGTCTTTTTTGACAGCCAAGACAGCTTTACATATACCTATAGTAATATGACTAACCGAGAAGGAACACAGAATCTTCCAGGATATTGGAGGGGGGTATACTCATGGTTCTATGATACAGATCGCCCGCATCGCTGCCCTTGGGAAATGTTGGGGTTCAGTGAAAAACCAACATGGTGGGAAGATGAATACGGACCTGCTCCTTATACTAGCAACAACTTGATTCTTTGGGAAGATCTGCGAGATGGTATTGTTCGTCAGGGCTCGCGCACAGGGACATATGATCGATACAAGCGTCCTACTTTGACAGATCATATTCCTGTTGACGGCGACGGTAATCTTTTAAGTCCAGTTGATTCGGGTCTAGCTTCGAACTTTTCTTTAATCAACAACCAAGGAAATTTTAATCTAGGTGATGTGTCGCCAGTTGAGTACGCCTGGAGGTCCAGCAGCGAATGGCCATTCGCCGTATGTTCTGCGCTTTGCATGTTAAAACCTTTTGAGTTTATCACTGATAATTTTAATAGATCAATGATAACTACGAACAAGATTAATCAAACTATACACAAAAGCACCGGAGTGTTTACAAAGATCGAAGATTTAAAATATGATCCAATAATCGATTCAGTGTCTGGATTGTGTGTATATGTTGCAGATTATTTAAAAACTCAAACAGCTCCGTTGACACTAATTTCAGATAAGATTTCTAATATCGATGTAAATTTAACCAGCAGAATTTCTGGATTTGTTGATGCAGCACAACAAAAATATATCTTAGACAGCAAAAATCCTAAATCTAGTACCAGCAGTATTTTTATACCTCAAGAAAATTACGACATTTATTTTAATCAAAGTTCTCCATTTAATACTATCAGCTATAGTGGAGTTGTCATTGAAAAAATTGAAGGTAGAGGTTGGAAACTGGGAGGTTATGACAGTTTATATCCTTATTTTAATTATTATGAAGCAGTGGCAAGCCAATCTGATCCGTTGATCAGTGTAGGTGGCATAAGCGAGAATTTTTTAGAATGGAATTCTGAAAAGTTTTACGGTAACGGAGTACTAGTTAGATATAGCGGATCTTATTATAGAAGTTTAAAGAGTCATACCGCCGCTGCGAGTTTCGATAGCAACCTATGGAAAAAATTGCCAGGACTGCCATTAAAGAATGCTGTGGAAGCGTTTAACCGAAGAAATTTCAACAGACTGAGATTAAAAAAATTAAATTATGGAACAATATTTTCTAACTTACAGGCAGTTGTGGATTTCTTATTGGGATATCAAGAGTATCTCAAATCTATAGGTTTTGTTTTTGATAGATACGATCCTGAATTAAAGGTCGCGCAGGATTGGACCACTGCCGCTAAAGAATTCATGTTCTGGAGCAAACATAATTGGAGCGGCGGATCGCTTTTGACATTGAGCCCGTCCGCACAATCTGTAGTATTAAATCTACAACTAGGTGTCGCAGACAATCTACTAGATAGTTTTTATGATTATCAGGTGTTAAAGAATGATGGCACACCATTAAAACCACAGTTTATCAATGTTTCTAGAACATTTAAAAATATCACAATAACAACAACAAACACTAACGACGGAATTTATTTTATAAAAATAAATCTGATACTTAAAGAACACGTTGTCATATTCAACGATAGGACAGTATTCAATGATGTCTTATATGATAAACCCAC